TGGCGCTATTTCAATTAATGGAACGTCAGTTGCTTTAGGTGGATCTATTGCTGATGTTGGAGTTCAAGCTTATCCAACAGTAACAGCCGTGAGTCCAACAGTTATTACTAATGCTCAAACAGCAGTAACGGTTACAGGAACAAACTTTGTTTCTATACCTATTGTTGAAGCAATTAATACAAGTGGTGCTATTATAACAGCAGATACGGTTGTGTTTGTAAGTGCTACTTCTCTTACCGTAACGTTTACTTTACCCGTTGATGGAACATATTATATTAGAGTAGAAAATGTAACAACAGGATTAGCAGGGAGATCTTCTTCTGCATTTTTAAATGTATCAGATGTTCCTGCATGGGTAACAGCTTCAGGAACATTAGGTACGTTTCCTGGTAGTTCAGCTATTCCAACACAGACTTTAACAGCTACAGGTGCAACTTCTTTTGCAAAAACAACAGGAACTTTAACAGCAGGTTTAACCTTAACAACAGGCGTAGGATCGTGTACAATAACAGGAACACAGACGGCTCATACGTCAGCTGCAACAGATACTTTTACGGTTCGAGCAACAGATGCAGAAGGCCAGACGGCTGATCGATCATTCAGTATTACTTATAGCTTTGTAATAGAAAATTCAGGAGGATTTAATTAATGGCTACTACATATTTATCATACACACAAGGTGCACCTACTAATAACAAAAAATGGACTTGGAGTGCTTGGCTTAAATTAGGAAAAACAATTGGAGCAAGATATATTATGTCATCTTATGTTGATGCAAATAACGCTACCAGTATAAGAATACTTGATAGCACTTCTTCAGCAAGATTAGATTTTCAAAATTATGTTAGTTCTAGTGATGCAGGAAGATTAAAAACAACTAGGTATTTAAGGGACCCTACGGCTTGGTATCATGTCGTCTGCGTTTTTGATAGTGATAATGTAACTTCAGGAGATAGACAACAAATTTGGATTAATGGCGTACGACAAACTGCTTTTGATACAGAAACTTATCCAAGTTCAGGTGCGGCTTCTATTATAAATGCAGATACTAGAGTAGCTGAATTAGGAAGAAGAAGTGATAATGCAGATATGTATGATGGTCTAATGTCTCATGTTCATTTCTGTGATGGTCAAGCATATTCTGCTAGTGATTTTGGTTCTTTTGATGCAACTTCAGGAATTTGGGTGCCAAATAATTCACCTTCAGTAAGTTACGGCAATAATGGTTACTTTATGAAATTTGCTTCAGGAGCAACTGGAACAGATAGTTCAGGTGAAAGTAATGACATGACTGTTTCAGGAACTATGACATCTCCAAAAGATAATCCTCAAAACAATTATTGTCTAATGAACCCATTAGATACTTTTTATCCTAGTGCTACTTTTACAAATTGTAACACAACAATAGCAACAGATAATGCTACTTGGACAACAGCAACACAATGGTTACAAAGTGGATTATGGTATTGGGAAGTTCAACCCACAGGAACTTTAGGTGGTGGAGAATGTATGGGAATTTTAGATAGAGTTTCACAAGGTACAACAGAAAATGTATATAGTGGCTCTGGACTCTATGGAGCAGTTGTTAGATCAGGTGGAAATGTATATCTTAATTCATCTGATAGTGGTAATATTTCTCCAAGCGGAGATTTATGGGCAACTGGAGATGTCATTGGAATTTACATAGACTTAAATGCAAACAAAATTTACTTTGCTAAAAATGGAACTATTTTAAATAGTGGAACAGGTAAAGCATTAACAGATCCTTTATCAACATTAAACTTTGCATATACTCCTGTTTGGGGTTCATCTAATTCTTCTGCATCAACAGCAAATTTTAATTTTGGGACTGGGTATCTAGGAACCACGGCTTTGACTGGAACAACTTATACTGATAGTAATTCAGAAGGTAAGTTTAAATACTCACCAAATAATTCAGGTGGGTCATCATTTGATGGAAGTGCTAAAAACTTTTTAGCAATTTGTACTAACAACATAGCAACAGGATCATAATGGCAAATTTTATATCAATACAACCAAACGATAATTTTAAAACAGTTATTTACGCAGGAACAGGTTCTTCACAATCTATTACAGGTGTAGGATTTGAACCCAATTTTACATGGACAAAAGATAGAGGAAATACTGAAGACCACAGTCTTTGGGATACGCCAAGAGGCGTAACTGAATATATTTCTGCTAATGGAAGCTGGGTAGAAGCAACAATGGCTAATGGTTTAACTGCATGGGGAGCAGATGGTTTTACAGCAGGTGGAAATAATAGTACTAATAATAGTAGCAGAAATTATGTAGCTTGGAATTGGAAAGGTGGAACAACAACTATTCCTAGCGGCAGTACAGTAACAGTACAGTCTTATAGTATTAATGCTGATGCAGGAATTGGTGTGTATAAATATACAGGTGCTTATCCTGCAGGTAAAATTATAAAACATGGTTTAGGTAGAATACCTGAATTTTTAATGGTAAAAAATCTTGTAACAGGTAGTACAGATTGGGCTTGTTATCATTCAAGAATAATTGCATCTTCTTCAAGATCAGATTATTCACAAGCTGGAGATTATTTTATAAGATTAAATACAGTAGCGGCAAAATCAGATAATAGTGGTTACTTTCACGATACATTAACAACATCAACAGATATAACTTTGGCTTCAGATAATCCAGTAGGTGGAGATGGACAGACTTGTGTTCTTTACGCATTTTGTAATGTTCCTGGATTTAGTCGTTTCGGAACCTATATGGGAAATGCAAATGCAGATGGACAATATATTCCATTGGGATTTAAACCTGCTATGGTTATTATTAAACGTAGTGATGGCGGAGATGGTTGGAATATGTGGGATAATAAAAGAAATTTAAATAATGTAAGAAAGTTATTTCTTTCGCCAGATAGTGCTGAAGCAGATCAAACAGGTAGTACAGACCACGTATTAGATTTTTTATCTAATGGATTTAAAATAAGAGGTTCAGGAAGCGAAACTAATACAAATGGTGGAAGTTATATTTTTATGGCTTGGGCAGCAGAACCCCTAGTTTCTAGTAACAGTAAACCAGCAACGGCGGCGTAGCTTGTGTTACTCGGATTTGCAGCATTTGCAGAAAGACCTTTTTCAACAGTAGCCGATGACGGTAATGTAACTATTACTGTCAATAAAAATCAATTAAGTATCAGCATTGGAAATCCAGGTGTTACTGCAGATTTTGTTCTTGAAGCACCTGTAGGTTCTCAGGTAGTCTTAGGCACAGGAACGGTTACAATGACAGGAGACGCTAATTTTAGCGTTACAGGAAACCCTGTTACTTTAGGCACAGGCCTTGTCACAGTTAGTGCAAATGCAGACATTCAAGCTGTAGGAAATAGTGTTGTAATTACCTCAGGAACTGTTACAATAACAGGAACAGCGGATATTACGCCGACAGGAGCATCTTTAGCCTTGTCATCAGGTAGTGTCTCAGCTATTACATGGAGTGAAATTGTCCCAGGTGTCGCAATGACATGGATACCTGTAGACCCAGAGGTTTAATATTATGGCATCATCATACACAACAAATACTGGATTAGAGCTTGTAACAACAGGTGAAAAAGCTGGGTTATGGGGAACCATCACTAATACCAATCTACAAATTTTAGAACAAGCTGCAACAGGATACTTAACTGTTGATATGGCTGGAGCAGATGTAGTTTTAACTTTAACAGATGGGGCAACATCAAATGGTAAAAATATTTATTTAAGATTAACAGGAACACTAAGTGCTAATCGAACTCTTACGATGCCCGCAACAGCTGAACGAGTATGGATTATTAAAGATGAAACCGTAAGAGGAACATCTAATAGAACACTTGGAGTTTTAACAGCTTCTTCAGGAACAACTACTCAAGTTCCTCCTGCCTCTACTATTCTTTGCAGATCTGATGGAACGAACACAGCTATAACTATTATTGAAAAAGGTTATGCAACTATTACTGATTCTAATAGTCCCTATACTTCTGTTGCAGGTGCACAAATTTTTGCTAACACTTCAACTAATCCAATTACGGTTAATCTTCCTCTTTCACCTTCTGTGGGAGATGAAGTAACTCTTATTGATGCTAGAGGATCGTGGGGATCTAATAATTTAACCATTGATCGAAATGGTCAACCAATTAATACTGCCACATCCAATTTAACTTTAAGTAATAATGGTCAATCGTTAACATTAGTGTATGTAGACTCGACACGTGGTTGGGCTTATAAAGCTAATTACACATCATAGGAGCTAACTAGATGGCTCTTGCTAGCTTCAAATTTTTACCTGGTATTGATAAACAAGACACTCCTGTCGGAGCAGAAAATCGTTGGGTAGATTCAGATAACACAAGATTCAGATATCAACTTCCTGAAAAAGTAGGAGGGTGGTCTTCTCTTTTAACTAATACTATTTGTGGCGTTGCAAGAAAGCAACATGCTTTTGTAGATATTAATGGTAATCGATATGTAGCTATTGGAACGGATAAGTTTTTATTAATTTATTTTGAAGGTCAGCTCTATGATATTACTCCTTGGAGATCAAATAATGCTGGAGCACAAGTTATTTTTGCGGGCTCAACCTTAGCAACTGATAGCACGAGTGCTAAAACATGTACCATCACAACAGCTACGGCTCATGATTTAGAAGTAGGAGATATTATTGTTTTAGATTCGGTTACTCTTCCGAGTGGAACAGGTTTAACCGATGCTCAATTTGAAGATAAAAAATTTCAAGTTTTATCAGCTCCTACAAGTGTTACCTTTACTATCAATTCTTTAAATCAAGCTACGGCTGTTGTAAGCACGGGTGGAAGTATGACCGTTCAACCATACCAAAGAGTAGGTCCTTCAGCTCAAACTTATGGTTATGGTTTTGGTGTAGGTAATTTTGGTGGAACTATTACAGGGGCTTTGCAAAACGATTTAGATGGAGCTTTAGCTGCAGACACTGCTGGTAATAACGGTTCAGCAACACAGATTAGATTAACTTCTGCTACAGGTTTTCCAACATCGGGTACGATAGCTATTGCTAATGAATTAATAACTTATACAGGTGTAACTGGTAATGAGTTAACGGGGATTACAAGAGCGACTAATGGAACTGTTTCAGCTATTCACGCAGATGCAGCTACAGTAGATAACGCTACTAACTATACAGGATGGGGAAGTGCAGTTAATGCATCTAACCTTACACTTGAACCTGGGTTATGGTCTTTAAATAACTGGGGTGAAGTTTTAGTAGCTACTATTGCAAATGGAAAAACTTTTACTTGGAACTCGGGTTTAGCTGCTCGTTTTACAACACAAGCTTCAACATTAACTACTAATTATGTAACCGCTCTTACAGGAGATGATGGAAATCCCACAGCTAGTCGATTAACTATTGTCTCTCCTACAACACGACACTTAATTCATTTAGGAACGGAAACTACAATTGGTGATACTTCTACGCAAGATGAAATGTTTATAAGATTTTCAGATCAAGAAAATTTAAATGTTTATCAACCTACGGCTATTAATGCTGCGGGTTCACAAAGACTTCAAGACGGCACAAAAATTATGGGTGCTTTAATTGCTAAAGAAAATATTTTAGTTTGGACAGACAATGCTTTGTATTCTATGAAATTTGTTGGAGCACCTTTTACTTTTGGATTTGAACAAGTAGGCACGAACTGTGGACTTATAGGACTTAACGCTGCAGTTGAAGTAGATGGGGTTGCGTATTGGGTAAGTAATAATGGTTTCTTTATGTTTGATGGAACCGTTAAAACTTTAACTGCTTCTGTTGAAGACTATGTTTATAATGATTTTGATAC